ATAATCAACAGTATACGACGCATTATCCCGGGTGAAAAAAAAGAGAGGCCAACCAATGTTCAAAAACAAAGATTACGAAGAAGAATTAAACAGACTAAGTCTAGAAAACGATAGGGCACACCAAAAAATAAAAAACCTAATCGACAGAGTAGAAGTCCTCGAAGAAACCTTTGAAAATTACGAAGAAACAAAAAAAACAATAGATAATTTCCTCTACACAATCAGAGAAAATAACATCGTATCATCATACGAAGACCCAAAATATTTAATCAAACACATAAACAAATGCCTAAATAGACAAGAACCATTTACGCTAAACGAAATGGCTAAAAACTACTGGCTAAATTCATTATTAAAAGAAGAACCAGTAGACCTAAGATGCACATTAGGCGCAAAAACAGAAGAAAAAGACACTAACTCAACTTATCATTGGAGATAAAAATGAACAAAGAAAAAAGATACATAGATGAAAACGGAAAATATATATTTCCTATCATCAAAAAATACTACTCGTGCTTTGACAAAACAGGAAATACCTACATGGGAACCTTTGAAGCGGATAGCGATATGCGAGCTATCAGAATGGTAGAAGACGCAATCAACGACCCGAAATCAGCAATCGGAAAACATCCGGAAGACTACCGTCTCGATAGACTGTTTATCATCGATATGAGAAGCGGAAATATTGCAGACAATGAAACTAAACATATCATCGAATTGAAAGAAATGAAAAATGAGCAGTAAATCAAACGTAGGTAACATTATGAACGAAATTCTTAAATGGTGCGGTTGGCTTATTATCGCACTCCAAGAAGCAATCAAAATTATTTCACAGTAATTATTATAAATCCATCATCAAAAATCACTCACTAAACAACAAAAAAGGCACTAACAGAGCGTAGTGCCTTTTTCAATAAGGAGGAACAATGAAATGCGCAGCTTCGCAAGAACAGCAACCAAAACTAAACTTGTCAATACCAACAGAATGCAACGACTCTTTGGCATCAGGTTTTAAATTCAAACACATATTACCAAAAATAAAACTTTATTACCAATTTGAAAGGATAAACTAATGGATGAAGTTAGAACTGAAAGTTATGACAAAAAAACACCATTTAAGCGTTGGAATATCGTTCGACATACCGGAACGGTTTACAGCGAAGACCCAAAATTCAGAATAACAGGCAAAGACGTATCAATCAAAGATACACAAAATGCGGCAGCCATAGACTGCAACATCTATGACGTCATCGAAAAATACAGAGGCGACCTGAGAATGACAGCGGAACAACTAAACCAGTTTCACATTGAGATTAGCGACGAACTCTCAAAAATCAAAACCTTACCGGATGCTATGGAAGCAATCAAAGCAGGTGAACAGGCTTGGCGAACCGTACCAAATGACATCAAAAAAGAATTCGGAAACAACATTAACCGTTTCATCAAAGAAGGCGGAACCTACTTTAAAAAGAAAATCAAAGAGTACGACGATAAAATTAAAGCAAAAGATGAAATGACGAAACAATTCCAAGAAATGTACAAAGAACAGAGCAAAAGCGAGGTAACAAATGGCTAATATTAATACCGAAAGTTCATTAATGGTAGCACCGGAAGTAAACTTCCCGAGATACCTGCACCAATATACAGTAGAACATCAAACTACTTTTAACCTGGGAGACATCGTACCGATTTATATTAACACCTTAGTAATGCCGGGTGAAACTATCCGTATGAACGTCAGACAGTTCTACAAACTCACAACGTCATTATTTCCGGCAATGGGAACATTACACGCAGATATTTATGCGTTCTGTGACAACTACCAAAACCTATGGGACCACTCAAAAGAATTCTATGGCGAAGACCTAGACAATCCGCAGGAAGTAGCACCGGAATACACTGTGCCGCAAGTAGTCATCAAACCTACCGACAAAGTAGACCAAGACGACCTATTACACAGACTGGCATGTCCTTATATGGAACCTAACCAGGAAAGAAGTGACATCAAATTTGAAAGATTGTCATACAATCACTACTGCAATATGTACAATTGGTATTTCAGAGATCAAAACTACATTGCTAAAATTCCTTTCTCTAAAGGCGATGAAGATATTAACAAATCTGATTTGCACGTACAAAAATTACTTAAAGCAGCTCGCAAACACGACTTCTTTATGGGTACACCTAAGCCACAAAAAGGAGAACCAGAATTATTGCCTATCGGTACGGAGGCACCGGTTGTTGGCACAGACCAAGCGATTATGCTCACAGATACAAAAAATATTGCACCACTAGGGAGAGGCGCAATAAACAATACTGAAAACGCATTAAGAGTAGGTCCCAACAATAAAACAGGAAAACCGGGGACCCCAGAAACAACTTGGCTGGGACTAAACAACAATACACTAACAGGACTTGCAAAAGAAAACTCCGGAATAGTAACCGACCTTACTCAAACACTTGGAGCAAGCATTAACGCATTACGTTTAACCGCAACAATGCAGCAAATCAAAGAAATGTTATTGTTCTATGGTGGACGTATCAACGAGGTTATCCGGACACAGTACGGCGTTACCGTACCTGAAGGAATTATACAACAGACCGAATTCTTAGGTTCAGCACATTGCGAACTGAATATGGATACTGTATTGCAGACATCTGAAAGTTCAGCAGAAAGCCCGCTAGGCGACAGTGCAGGTTACTCAACAACGTTTAGCGAAGATTATCTGTTTGAAAAATCATTTACGTACTGGAGCGTACTCTCTGTAGTAGTCGTCGTAAGACAGAAACACACTTATTGTCAGGGATTAGCATTACAGCACCAGAAAAAACGCAAATATGACTTCTTCAATCCGATGTTTAAAGGACTAGGAGCACAACCAAGACCGAAATCTATCATCTACTTAAGCGGTACCGAAACCGATAACGATGTGTGGAACTTTGCACCGGCTTGGCAGGAATACAAGTTCGAACTCGATAGAACAACCGGACTTATGGCACCAAACGTACCTAACAACCTAGCCGTATACAACTACACGGACTTGTATGAAAACGTACCTAACAGTGGCAAAGAATGGATCAACGAAACACCGGTATACCTTGATAGAACCTTAGCCGTCCAGTCAACAACAACACCGCAGTTCATCTCAAACTTCCAGTTCGATATTGAACGTATCAACACTGTACCGAACTTCATTCTGCCGGGTATCGATAAAATCTAATGAAAAGCCTTTGGGAACAAAATCTTGATTTAGATATTGTCGAACAAAAAGCCAAGAGGAAGCTCGAAGAGCAATTCAATACTGTATTTACAGAAAAAGAAGAACTCTTCAGCTTTCTCAAAAGCTGGGAAGACGCTATCGAAAAAGAAAACATCGCAAAAATTACATATAGGAGAAAACAATGGGATTCAGTCTCGGAGGATTTGTCAACTCAATCACAGGAGCAAGCAACTCAGCAGCCCAAGCAAACAAATATGCAGTTGGAAATGCAGCTCTAAATCACAAATATCAAAAAGAATTTGCACAAAATGCACACCAATGGGAAGTAGAAGACCTCAAAAAAGCAGGGCTTAATCCTGCTTTATCAGCAGGCGGGGGCGGGGCTTCAGCTTCAGGTGGAGGAAGCTTTGGCGGACAAACAGGAACACCCGGAGCAAGTCCGTTAGACCTAGTCGGAAACATTGTAGGAATGGCAAATCAAACAAGCGCAACCAAAAGTCAAAACAATCTAAATGACGCACAAGCAATGCTAGCAATGGCTCAAGCAAAAAACATCCCTGAAGAACTAAGAATAAAAGCACAACACGCACTTGCAAATATGATTACCGCAAGAGCTAATGCTACAAAAGCCGCAGGCTCAAAAGAAGGTATTATTGGAGAAATTGGGCAAAAAGGAGCAAAAGGATCAATAAAAGCAATAACAGACTGGTTTTCGCGATAGTCCAAAAAAGAACAGATAATTGTTTACCTAACCACCAATTAAAACCTCGAGAAATTTGCCTTTTATCAAACATCTTAAACCTCACTATAGGAACTAAAACTATACAATAAGTATAGCACAGACTAGACAAAAGTAAAGGATAAAAAAATGTATGGAATAAACAATAATACCGGTATGACATACCAAAATTCAAACTCCATTGCAAAATTAAATCGGCAAAACACAGATGCCAACGGGCGAGGGAGCAAAAAAATCAAAAACGCAATTAACATCGCTGAAGCACTAAGCGGATTAAGAAGTGATAGCGGATTTGAAAGACTTATAAGCGCCACAAGATTATTCCTCGGCGAAAAATAAAATAAAAAAAATGACCACAACAAAATAACAGGGCTACCGTAGTAGCACCATATTTTTAAATTAATGGTGTCACGTGGCGGTATAGAACCGAGAAGGGATACCGCCACGTTTTTTTCAGAGAAAAAAATATCAAAAGGCTAACAAATGGTTTGCGAAAATCCTCGAACTATATGGATGCGAACTAAATTTCCCGCATACATCAAAGACGAAGAAACATTACACAAATACAACAAACCATCCATGCACTACAAAGAGGGATGGCAAGAAATAACCGTACCTTGCGGTCAGTGCGACTGCTGCAAAATGGAAAAAGCCAATGAGTGGGCCACAAGAATTACTAATGAAGCAGAATGCTGGGACTTTAAAGGAATATTCCTAACATTATCTTATAACAATGCAAACCTACCATTCAACAAAGAAAAACTAACAACACTAAGACGAAAAGACATCGTAAACTTTAAGAAACGTCTAAGAAAATATGCAGAAAAACATCAGCCAGCAATAAAAGAATGGATAAATCCACAAACAGGCAAAAAAGAAAGACCAATAAGAACCTTTGAATGTGGAGAATATGGATTTAACGGTACAAGAGCAGCAATAGGCGGGAACCCTCACTATCATATGATAATAATGAACTGGATGCCTGACGACCTTGTATTCGAAAAATATAGCCAAAAATCAGGATTACCAATATATAAATCAAAAACAATCCAAAAGCTATGGGGCAAGGGAGACTGTCCAATAGGATATATCACCTATGAGAGCGCCAGTTACGTAGCAAGATACACTATGAAAAAAAACGGCTTAGCCAAAATAAAAAGAAAATACTATGACGCTGAAGTAATGGATGAAAAAACCGGAGAGTTTAAAATAAAAAGAAAATTCAAAAACATCCAAGGACTACAAGAAAAAGAATTTATATCAATGTCAACTTGTCCGGGAATTGGCAAACAATACTTTATAGAAAACCGAGAAAAAATAAAAAACAATAACTGCATAATCATCAAAGGAAAAGACAACGTCAAAAACTGCAAGATACCAAGATATTATAGAAAAATATGGCAACAAATAGACTGGCTCGACTATGAACGCTGGAGATATGAGCTGAAGAAACAATATGAGAAAACAGAAAAAGAAGAAATCAAAAAATATAACCTACCAAATGAATGGTGGGAAATCACAAAAATAAGCTGGATAAGCCAGAAAAAAATAGAAAACTGGAAAGCCAGAAAAGACGCTTTACGAAAAAGAGAAGTAGCATAAATATTTCGACTTTACACACAGTCGCTTCGCTGTGTGGGGCTCCGCTCTGTGGAAAAGTCATTTAGTACGTGCATAAATTTAAATGTACGTAAGGCTTTAACGCGTCAAGAAAAAAATTTGCAAAAAAATTAAAAAAAATACTTGTAAAAAAAATTAAACTGTGATTCCATTTAATCACGGCAGGGGCGTTGTTTAGGCCTTTTAACAATGCTCCTGCTATCAACTGACAAAAAAAATAAAAAAGGCCAAAAGTTAACATAATTACGTAAAAACAAACACCTGGGATAATAAGTTAAACTATACATAATCAACATTATGCGACAAATTTATTTGAGGTCAACGCATCTCCCCTCTGTT